GGCTATTTCTAAATTTATCAAACTTTACATCTGTAGCGTGATATAGCTTGGGTTGCCCCTTCACAAACTCATCAGCCGTCTTATACTTCTTAGCTTCTGTGGTAAGATTATCAGATGATACAGATTCAAGTTTTGGTTTGGGTGTCTCTACTGGCTTTATGTCTTGTAGTCCTGCTCGGTTTGGCGTAGGTTTTGGGATTTCTTTACCAGATGAAAGAATATCCGCAAAGTCCTCACGCTTTATATCGTACTTTTCAGCGATAGTTTTTGCGTTCTCTATAAGGTCTGCGTAGTTTTGTTTGCCTGTAGACTCAAGATTAGGGTCTTTAAAGTCAATATATTGCTCCATCGTGTCTAACTCTTGGCCAGATAGCCTTTGTTTAATACCATTCTGTGTAAGGCTCTTTTTTGAAGTCTCGATTGCTTTGTTTATATCGTCAATAAACTGGGTAGCTTGCTCTGGTGTTTTAATACCTACTACTCGCGTTTCTAGGTCTAGTCCTTTAATAACTTGGTCATTCAGACCGTAGTTTTTCAATACCGTGTTAGCAGTTTTAAAGTCGTTAGCTCCGATTACAGCATCTTGTATTAGCTTCTTTTTACCTCCACCTGTTATTAGATCTGCTGCTGTAAGGGCAAATAGTAACGGCACACCGTACTTGTCGGCTGCTCTTGGTGAAGCCCCCATAGCAATCAAGGGGTCAATAGCTTCTGACTTAACAGATACACCTTCTTCTCCAAATACTTTCTTAGCCAGCCATGACTTAGGTACGTACTCTAGTTTCTTGGCTACCTCTGGGTTTACTCCTCGTACTCGGTCTAATGCATAGAATTCGGCGGCAAGTGCGCCTCTGGTTGTGCCTTGTGCAGCTGCTTTCAATACAGATGGTAGTACCAATTTACCTCCAGTCGGTCTGTCTAGCATTGTTGATTGTGTAGAGTTTTGCGTGGTACTAGATAGTTGGTTCGGAATACTCTTGTCTACATCAACTCCGAACTTTACTGGCTGTTTAGGCTTGATTGTAGATCGTAACTTAGTAAGACTAGGTGTAGCTTGAGACACGTTAAAAGGCTCAGGCTTATATTGCTTTGGCTTTACGTACGTGTATTCGTTCTTTAAAGCCTCCGGCCCTTCATTTACTATATCTTTTGCTGTTTGGAATATGTTTTTAAAGAAGCTCATGTGATTTAGACAATGTTAAAGTCTTCTTCGTCTTCTGTAGCTGTTGTGTTTGATGTCTCTTTTTTCTCTGGTTTCTTCTTACTCTCCGCTATAACTGCTCGGATTTTGTTCGCTGTCATGTTAGTTCCGTTTGTTTGAGCGTCTTGCATTACTACTCTCCGGTCTGCTGGGGAAAGAGATACAAAGTATTTCACTGCGTCTGTCCCTTGTAGGTTAGATCGTGAGACCTCTGCTTCTTGAGACTTTGTAAGACTTAGTTTATTGTAGCCTCCCATTGGGTTTAATACTCCTTTACCAGCCACGTACTGCCCTTCTACGGCGTTTGAAAGTGAATTAAGGTTCAAACCACCACCTGCTGTTTTTGCGTACTCCTTAGCGTATTTCTCGGCTTCTGCCTTTAGTGCCTTCGTGTAGCTTGTAGTTCGTTCTCGGAGCTTGCTTGCGTACTTGATAGACAATGTGTATGTCTGTTTATCTGCTGCTTGCTGTAGCTTCATCACTTCCTTTGTAATATCCTCGTAGTCTTTGGTTAAGTCTTGTTCTAGTTCGAGAATACTCTGGTCTGTATTTGTTTCTAGGGTGTTTAGAGCATCATCTAGTTGTAGGTTTATCTCCTGTTCAGCAAACTTATACTTGCTTTCTAGTGTTTGCTTAGAGATTTCATACTTAGTATCTAGTGTTTGGATAGCAAGGGGAGCTGCACCTGTAGTTTTAAGCGCACCAAGTTTAGCCAACATACCTGTCATGTAGTTTTTAGCAGCTAGTCGGTTTTCTTCAATAGTAGTTGTCTGTATTCGCATCTCTGCGTTGTTCTTACTAATAGCTAGTTTAGCTTTAGCCTTTAGGTTAGTTTCAGCATCTAATTCCTGTTGTTCAATGATTCTCTTTTCTTCAATAGCTTGTGTCTTCTTCATATCTAAGATGCCTAGCTGTTCTTCTGTACCGAAGTATAGAGACATGGCTTCTTCTGGGATTGACTGCTGACGAGCTATTTCAGCTTGTATGATGTCTTTCTCTGGGATAAGTTCGTTGATTGCTTGCTGTTGAGCCTCTTGGTTAGCTTCTGGGTTAGTTAGGTTCGATAAGTAGTCACCAGTTGTTTGTTCTGGCTTGTCTGTTACTGGAGTAGCAATCTTACTAGAAATATCCTGTGCGCTACCACCTAGCTTTTCAAAAGTGGCTAGTGTCTGTTGTAGCTGTGGGCTACTTGCTACTGCATTATTATATTCTTCTTGCGATTGAAATAGTGATGCAATCTGTTTAGCTGATGCTGCTAGAGTAGCTTGTATCTTGTCTTGCTGTGTTCCCTTGCTGTCCCATGATTGTTTTGTGATGTCATTAAGACCAATGCCTACTCTGTCTACAATCTTTTTGGTACCAGCTAGAGTCTCTGGGTTAAAGGCAAATGATACGTTAGATGTTACCTGTCCGGTACGTTTCTGCCTTTCTGCTTGTACTTTAGCTGCCGCCTCACCGTAAGAAAGACCTGCATACTTTGAAGTATCTACGATTCCTTCTAGTCCGAAAGACTTAGCTAGTCCTTTAGCTTGGGAAGATGAAATAGTGTTACCTACCTGTGACCGTGAGCCACCTGCTTCTATAGTATTTTGAGTTTGTTCTGAGATAACTGCTTGATTCTCTGGTGTTTCAAAGCCCATACCACTGGCTCCACCTAATTGAGCTGGGTTAAGTCCGGCTGGTAGTGTGCTGTTTGCACCAAGAACCTGCCCTTGGGGAGCAGATTGCATGTTTGGTTTGTAGTTACTAAGTAGACCTTTGTCGATTCCATCGAGTCCTTTTAGTTGGTCTAGTTGTTTTTTAGTAAGTCCTGCCATGTTATGTCTTGATAATATAGTTAATAACTACGAACGGTGGCATGTTGTTGTGGGGGGTGTCGCCTCCTTCGGTAAGCCCTAGACCATTTCTCGTTGTATAAGTGTCCTCCGCAGAAGTGATAGTCTGAGGAAATATAGCACTTCCTCCCCCTGAATTACTAGCTTCTCTGTGACGGTGACTTGCTAATTCCTCAGTCTGTAGGGTGTGACTTTCCTCACCACCATCAGTACCTAATACTCTGTTAGTAAGCGTAAGTGTCAGTGTGTGTGTACCACCACCAGCGGCTGCGGTGATGTTTACTGCCACATCATCATCTGCATTTCCCCTTGATGTTGCTAGTTTTATTGTGGTAGCAGTAACCCTGATAATAAAGTAGTTAGTAGCTGAAAGTCCTGCTGGAAGTACGCCAGAAGTGGTAAGTGCTACTTGTTGTCCAGTGTATAGATATTCATTCGTTGGTACGGTAATAACGTCTGTTGCCACGTTTACGTTAGCGTCTATGAAAGTGAAGGCTTTTGTTTTTTGTCCTTGTCCAACTGGGAAAGATGAACGTAAGTCTGGTACGTTAAAAGTTGTCGAACCGTCACCAACTCCGTAATTAGTACTTATTACCGCAAAAAGGTCTGCGTAGGTGGTTCGTGAAACAGCTTGACCATTACAAAGAAAGAATCCAGTAGGTGCGGTTGCGCCACCATACATTGAAATCATCCCTGTGGTGGAGTTTAGGTATAGTTTCTGTGCTGATGTGGGTAGAACAGTGGTGTCGTTAACACCAACAGCAATAGGTTCAGTAGCACTTGCTGGTGCTACGTTCAATTTAACAATTCCTTTTGTTGACGTGCTAGAGTCTTGCGCTCCTTCTGCAACAATCTGGTCTATAGCGTCTGATGTCTCTTGTTGGTGTTCGGCTGTATAGTTCATTCGTACTGTTTCACCTACAGCGTGAGCAATGTCTGTAGTGCCTCCCAGCCCTCTGTCTGCCGCATCTGCAATAGTCACATAGTCACCTGTCCCGTCTGTTCCTGTAGCTGAGTACTTAACAATCTCTCTTAGGCTTTCCGTTCCTGGAGAAATAACAAGGTAGCCTGTAGTTGGTACTGGTTTAGTTGATACATAGATATTAGTAGCACCGGCTGTACAGGCTACCGCAATCGTTTCTTTATAAAAGTTTTGTAAGGTTAAGAGTGACATAGTGGGTTAATTATAACATTTTAAATACTAATAATATTGCTTGGCGCGAAATGCTTCCTGTCTTGCTTGTGTCCGGTCAGAGCGAACTGTGCAATAGTGAAAGTTTCACCTACATTATCGTTGGATAGTTGAATAGTAAGTGATTGTGCTTTAGATAAGAATGAGATTCTACGCTTAATGAATGGTGGTGTCAGTCTAGTCTGTCCAAAAGAGTCAGCAATAAGCAATTCCCCTATTGGTACTTCGGCTATAGCGTTCTCTTCACCCTCTACATCGAGTCCTATTAGGTAGGTTTTCTCTTTAATTAGGCGTAAGTCACTAGCATCTTGTTTGATTGTAGTGGTTACTCTAGCTTTTAGGTCTTTAAACATTAAGTCTAGGTAGCGATAGACGTTAAACCTACTAAAGTCATCGTCCTCTACAGCTTTAAAAGCTACTGTAGATGGTACTCCTGCACCATTATCATTAAGAGAATCGCTCCAAGTAAGTGTTCCGTAAGGTGTAACACTCTTTGTCGTATAGATGATACCCTCATCTTCCACGTATGAGTTAACTTCTGCCTTGATTCTACTGTTGTACTTAGTCCAGCTATTGCCATGAAGCAAGTGACAGACAAAAGTAGTGTTGTTTGTTGTACTGTTTAGCGGTAGAGATAGATAAAAACGTCTATTGAAGTAGAAAGAGGTTACTTTACTGTAGTTATCCTGTGTTAAATAAGCTAGAGTCTCCTTAATAGGCTCTGATAGTACCGAGTTATTGACTCCTAGTACCCCGATTTGCTGGTCTTTGAACCCAATTGAGCGTACTTCTCTACCATTAAAGAACCACAGGTCGTTCTCTACCCATGAAATAGCCTTACGACTAACTGCTCCATAGTTTCTGTTCTGTGACTCCAGTTTAGGGATAAACAAAGTAACTACTTGGTCGTAGATAAAGGTTAGTTTCCAAATACTCTGCTCTTTAAAGATGAGTAACTGGCCAAAGTAGTTGACTAGTCCTGTAGTCTGGTCTGTCCCTAGTGGTTTCAGTAAGTCTGTGCCAGTAAAAGTCGTGAAGTCCCCAGCGTTTGAGTAGTAAGTTGTTAAAGGTTCGGTTGTTACCCCGGATATAAACAGTCTATCCTCGAAGATCTCCATGATGTTTCCTTTAGGGAGTGAGTCATATTCAGTAAAGGTAGTTCCGTCCCACTTATATAGTGATTCAACAGCGTTACCAAACCATAGCTCGTCATCGTAGACTACATAACCAAACTCTGCTTCGGCCGTAAAGGTTGGTGAGCTTGCTATATCAGTCCATACATCTGTAGCTGATTCCTCTTGTAAAGCAGTCCCCATTGCTCGTATCTTGTACTTTGTGCCGTCTTTTTTCTTATATACAAATAGAGAGTGAGAAAGTGTTGTTTCTGTATCACCATTAAGAGCGCAACCTGTGTCTTTCGATAGGTAGCCCTCTTCAATATAGTTCATGTTGATAGGTACAGACCGCCCTCGACTGTCATCTATATCAACCGCTTGAACCAGCTTGTCTTTAACTATGGTAAATGGTTGTTTCTTTAAAGGCATACTTACACTAATCTTTGGTAGTTGAACATTACTGCACCTCTTTGGTTAGTCTCTTCATAGACTGACTGTGCTGATGTCTTCTCTGCCAGTTCGTTATTGAACTTCTGGCGGTAGAAAGTAGCTAGTTCCTCGTCCTGTAGGTCTTCATGCGCTCGCCAGAGGATTCCGTAGATAATAAGTTCATGGAAGAACTCATCAATGGTTGGGTCTTGGGTAGTAGTTAGTGCAGGTGGCTTTGGCCACATGTGGATAGTTAGTGATGCAACATCAGTTGGGAACACTTTTAATTCACCACCCTCGACTGTAACCATGTTTCCTAATTGTTCTCGGTGGAAGTCTTCAATGGGTACTTCTGGGTAGAAGTTACCACTTGAATCTGTCGCATCTCCATAGAGTGTCCCAAAAGTAGTTGGAAGGGTCCCGACACCGGCTGTCATAGCTACTGTAGCAGTTGTTACGTCACCCATAGCAAATGTTCGCTTGTAAACATCTTGGTAAGCTTGGTTGGCAAAAATAAGCATGATGTCTACTGGTAGTACATCTGTGGTTACTTCTAGTAGTTTCCTACGTGCTATAGCTATGATTGAGTTTGTTGTCATGGGTATATGTAATTTATAAACCTTATAAGCCCACCCACCGAAGTGAGTAGGCCTAAAGAGTTATGCGATTGTTGCTCGCAATACAGCACCTCGTCCTCGGTCTCCTTCGCAAACTTTTCGTCCAAATACGAGAAGTCCTTTAGCGGTAGACACGAATGTGTTAGGGTCTGATTCACTTGGGATAACAGAAGTCTTTAGAATCTGTGCTGCGAAAGACATAAAGCCTTTAGTTCCAGCCCAGAACCAGAAACCTGTTGTGTTGTTTCCAGCTACTAGCTCAGAGAAGAATACTTCAAAGCCAGCAATCTTTCCGATCATTCCTTTCTTTACTACTTGGTCGTATGCAGATTCAACAGCTGGGATAAATTCTGGCGCTTGTCGCAAGATACCTTCAAATGCTGCGTTTACTACAATGAAACGTCCGTCTCTTGGTGTAAGTGATTGACTCATTACTGTACCAAGTTGTACCAAGTATTGGTATACGTTTGACTTAGTAAGAGCTACTGCTACCGCAGCGTTGATAACGTATGAAGTACCACCTGATACTGCTCCACCTGTGTACGCTACTCCATCAAGGTCTTTAACTGTGATAGATGTTGCAGATGTGTACGCTGTAACAAGGAAGTACGTTACTCCAGCGTCCGGTGTGAAGAAACCTCCTACCATTCCTGCTGTGAAAGTTGTACCTGAACCAGTTACTACTCCTGTTCCAGTTGCTACTGCTACTGTTCCTGTTGAGTAAGCTGTTCCTACTGCGTTTGCTCCTGCTACGTTCTTTCGAGCGTAATCAAGGATGTTTGTGTCGATAAGTTCTGACATTGACATCTTAGCTCCTGAAGCGTAAGTGTTGATGGTGTCAATATCGTTCTGAATCTTGTCTACATCGTCTACGATAAACTTAAAGTAGTTTAGTTGGTCGATGATTAGATCTTCGTCGGTTGGGTTTAGGTCTTGTGCTACCAAAGTCATTCCTTTAGTGTATGTACTAAGAGTGATTTTAGCTGCTGTTCGGATTCGTACTCGGTCTCCTGCGTTCTTGATTTCTCCTTCGTGACTTGTGTTAGTTACCGAAGTATAGATTGTGTCATTGTAAAGTAGTTCTACTAGTTTAAGAGAGTACTTTACTGGTGTAAATGACGCTAATGATTGTGACATTTTAAGGGTTGATTAAGCCCTGATACATTATTTCTTAGCCATATCTGCATTGAACTCCTTAGAGAGTGATGCAAACTTCGCTGGGTTTTCAGATGCCATTCTCTGCCAGTCTTCAAGTGAGCGTGATGCTGTAGGTGCAGACTTGTCTCCACCAGTTACATCTTCTAAATTGATTCGACTTGCCTTCTCGGATTCTTCTTTAGCTCCTATATCCTTTGCTTTATCAAATAGGTAGATTTTCGCTAGGTCTTTGATAATGTCCGTCATGTTCTCCGGTACATTTGCTGGGTTATAGAACTTAGTCTTGAACTCCTCGGCGTGTTCGGCTAGGTCTGGGATTTCTCTACTAGCCTCAGCGAATGATGTTTGCCACTTGTTCTCGTTGTATGAAGAACGTGCAAATGCTATTGCTGGGTCTTTATATACCTTTTCCAATGCTCGCTTCTCTACTGCGTTTGTGTATGCAAGTAGGTTAGCTTGGGCATCTTCATCTAGGTCGTTAAAGCCTTCAAAAAACTCTGTATCAGGTTCGGTGTTAAAGTTTTCACTTTCAGTTTCTATGGGTGTTTCTCTCAACTTCTTGTTCTCTTCGTAAAGCCTTTGTGCTTCTTTTGAGCTTTCTCGAAACTTTTTCTCATAGTCTACTGCCTCAGTGTTAGGGGTTTCTACAGTTTCCGTCTGCTCCGTTCCTTGTGTGTCTGTCTCAGGGTTAGCTTGTGCGTCCTGTACTTCCTCATCAAATGAGTTTGGATTGTTCATATAGTATTTGTTGACCGTCCTTTTAAGGAGGGTTTGGTCTTATAGTTAATTATAACATGTTCTACTTGCTCTTCTTCGGTGCTGGTTTCTTTATTGCTTTCTTTATCTTCTTGATCACAGAAGTCTCAGCTTTCACTTCTTCTGCTGTCAATGGTTCTACCTCTACTATCCCTAGTCTCTCCAGGGTTTCGTCTTGTAGGTAGTCGATGTTGGCTACTAATAGCTCTATATCCTCATCTCCCCACGTTGCTTTCGCTTCTATCTCCTCAAGTGTCACTACTTTGGGTCGTAGTGGGTTGCCTTGTTCATCAGTTAGTTCCATATTATTGCTTGATTAACTGCTCTACTTGGTTCTTTTCCCTTGTAGGTGCATCTAAAAATACTTTAATCTTTCTGATAAACTCGACCTTCATCTTGAGGAATATGTCTTGTCTATCCCCTAGATTCTGCCCGATTAGTGAGATAGTAGCTTCCTCTAGCTCTTCATCCAGGAACTGCATTACCTCTTCATCGGTTATTTGTCTACCATTTAAGGCTGACTCCCACTCTTGATAGGTAAGCTTCTCTTCATCGGTTAACTCACTGATAGAGTTAACGCCTAAGTTTCTAAGATATAAAGATAGTTTTTGCATTATTATATTGGTTCAGTTGGTAAAGTTTGCTCTTGTGGCATCTCTTGTCCCATTGGTATGCCCATTTGTGGGTTAGATTGCATCTCTTCTGCTTGCATAACCTCGTCTACTTCCTCTGGAGTCCAGCCAATAAGCTCTAGTTCCTTTCTCTTTGCAATCTTCTGAGCTGTTGCGTTGTTAATGAATGAGTTTTTAATGTACGCTGTCTTCTTTAGCTCTACATCATCGCTTTCATCCTTCTCTTGTTTGAGTCGCACCTTACACTCGTAGCCGGCAGGAGTGTAGAAGTCCTTTTGTCCAATTAGTTTAGATTGATACTCTCCGTCTTTGTTCTTCTTGTATAGCTTAAACTGTCCTCTAGTATTCTCGTTTAGCAAGTCATAGAAGATTTGTCCGGTCTCTTTCCAGGCTGAACGATACTGTTTAGCCACTACTTGCTGCCTTGATTGTGACTGTTGGAGTGATAGTTGTACTTCACCTAGTGTTTGGTCATTTGCTTCGTTAACACCTCTCTCTGTTGGAGTTTGAGCCACTGATGACTGTATCATGTCCTTAATGAATGAGATTGACGGCATAGTGTCTTGTAGTGGTTCGATTCTCATTTGCTGTAGCACCTCTGATGGATTTCCATTAACTCCATACATACCAAATGGTTTCGCTTCAAAGCCTCTAGGAGTAAAAGTACCATTCTTGGTGTCATAAAAGTACATACCAAAGTTCCGGTAGGCTCTATTCTCTAGGTCTTGTGAGAAGTAAGTGTTTACTACTTTGTTCATTGTCCGAACATTGTCAGCAATAGAATCGCTCCAGATGTCGTTGATGTCTGGGTCTGATGCCCATGTTGAGTATGGTAGGTAGTTGATGCCAATAGCTTCTTTTAGTTTCTTTTTATATAAGACGACTTTATCCATTGCAAATACAATCAAGTACCGTTGGAACGATTTAGTCTCATTATCCCACATAAGTTTATGAGACCTGTTAATCTCTACCATTACATCACTGGCTCGGTAGTCGTCGAAGTTCTCAGCTCCTAGATTCTGTAGTCTTTCCCTACGCATTTGAGCCTCTTGATCGTTACGTGCAGCTTCTAGTAGCCCTTGTTTACTGTCTAAATGTACTTTAAGTATTGCTTTAGCTTCGTTATTGTATGAAGGATTAGCAAGGATAGTTCGTAGCGGTACGAATATATGCTTGTGATTGAAGTATTGAGCTGTGTTTAGGTCTAAAGGATTGACTCTTGGGTCGATATCTATGTCGTAAGGGTCGATAATAGCTACCTTTACACGATTGTCTTTCATGTATAGATACTTAAACACTCGTCCCTGGAGTCCTACTACCTTCTTTTCTAGGTTATCTAAGATGTCCAGCTTGTTTGTCTCATAGAAGTTATCCCATACTTCATTAAGTACGAGTTCTTTGTCCATATCTGCGTTACCTTCTCCTCTTGATTCAAAGTATAGCTCTGGTGATTCATCAATCTTACTTATCCAGTTTTGGATGGTGTCACGAATGATAGGAATGTTTACTGCTTGTCGCTGTGTTAGCCTATTAGTAAAAACCTTGTCTCTAAACAAGTCGTTGTTCTCGTTCCACTGTGTTAGTTTACGTCTTTTAAAGTCTGCTGATTGCTCCTTTTCTCTAACGTGTTGTTGGATTAAAATATCATTGTCCATGTGTCGGTATATTATACCATGTGTCAACAGCCCTCTGTGGGTAAACTAGTCGAGTCCAAATGATTCAATACTAGTAGCCGGTTGTGACTGTTGGTTGTATCTATTTTGTCTGATTGGTTGGCTAGGTAGTTCCCATGCTGATAGTGCTGTTCCCATAACTGCATCATCATGTAAGTGGTCTGGTGCTTTCACCTTCAGTTTACCACCTGTACCTAGTTCATATTGGAAGTATGATAGCTCTTGCTTTAAAATATCATCGTCTAAGAGGACTACAGAGCGTTGCTCCATCTTCAAAGCAAGGTTATTGAGTAGATTCTTACGTGATTGCTCAGTAAACTTAAAGGCTTCGAGATTAATTCCTTTAGCGTTAAGGTCTTCTACTATCGGGTCGCCTACTCCAGTTGCATCTATAAAACCTGTTGGTCTATTAAATCTGTGATAGATAGCTTCTATTCTAGCTTTCTGTATATTCCAGTCTAACTGGTTAAAGCGTTCCAGGTACACTTGCTCGAATGTATGTAAGTTGATAACTGATATAACAGTGAAGTCTTGATACTTCGCCAGGTCCACTCCCATGTGATACATGTATAAAGGATTCTCTGTCTGTGGTTCCAGGAGGCATGAGTCGTCTATATTCCTAAAGAAGTTGGTAGCGTTCTCGATAAACTTGCAGTAATACTCTTGGTCAATCAAATCCTGTGGCATTCCTTCTGCTTTCTCTTGTTCAATATCTTCTTTAGAAAGCACGTTTGTGTCGTCTACAGTCAATATCTGAGTAAACCAAGTCTCAGGAAGCCCCTCTGCCATCTTTAAAAGTTCGTATGCGTGGTTCTGTCCACGTGGAGTACCATTGAAAACAGCCCAACCTCCGTTTACTTTAAGAATCGGTCTAACAAATCCCCATATCTCTGGCCGGTTAATAGGATATTCTGAGAATACAACACCTACTGGGTTTGTTCCTACTCCACTTTTATCAAACGTATCAGCTCCTAGTAGTTGGATTACTGAGCCATTTACTAAATCAATCTTTAGTTCTGTCTTATTGATAGACTTGATAACCTCTTTAGGTATATGGTCAAGCATCTTAAAGCCATCGTTGTCGATGTTGTCCCAAATCACCTTCTTCGCTTGGGCATATTCTGGCAAGAAATAGAAATAAGTCCCTACTCTTTCAAAGGACTTCTTTACCATGAAGTTGAAACACTCCTTATCTTTACCTGCTCTTCTGTGCCAAATTAGGAAAGCTCTTTTATAACCACTGTCCATCGCTTCTAGGAATGGTAGTTGATACGTTCTAGGTGTGAACTTATGGGGTATCGTTATCTCCGCCATAGTTTATTACATTTATACTTACTCCTGATCGTTCAGTTTCCTTACCAGACAGTAGTTGTACGTTTTTAGTTATCGTATCAAGTGATCGTACTAAGTCAGTATGACGTTCTTTGTCTAAGTCTTTAATAGATATTTCCATTAAGATTCTGTTCCGTTCCGCTTCTAGTTGCTCTAGAAAAGGATTGATAGTTTCTTTATACGATTTAGTATCTGTTACTTGTTTTGGACTATCTGCTGTGTTATCAGAGTAACCCTCAGACCTAATAATCTTACCGAGGTTGATTTTTTCGCCCTTTCCCATACTTTCCAACACTTTATGAGCTACGTTTTTAGCGTTCTCTGATGCCATTATTATTTCTTTTTAGCCTTACTACGTGTCTTACTCACTCTTTTAAGTGGCTTAGATTTGATTTCAGCGCCACAAGTTTCTAGGAAATGTGTCAAAGTGCCATTTTCCTTAGCGATCTTAATATTCTTTAAAGTTAGTGCCTCCATCATTATGCCCTGTATCACCTTCTCTAGTTCTGGGTTCGTACTTAGTGCAGTTGTGAACTGGATTGATTCAAGTGCTGGTTCAAACTCTCCGGTCTTTTCGTTTAATACCTTTTCTTCATTATCTATAAAAAGAGTTCCTAATACTACAGCTAGTTTTGCTGCGTCTTTAGTTACTATGTCTTGGAAAGTTAGCTTTAATGAGTGTATTTGCATACCTGCATTATATCACGTTATCTGTACCCCCTAATGGATATGCTCCACTATGCTTATCGTTGTGTCTATCTTGGTCGCTACTAGAGTGGAAAAATAAGAAATATGTATAGACACTAGTTCCTAAGCAACTACTACGTGGGGGTATGTGCTAGCACCCGATAAACGAGAGTATCTGCTAGCTCGTCTATTATATCACAAGTAGTTTAGATTGCATGTTAGATTTGTTTGTATTCCTCTAGTAGCTCTCTTAGAAAGATTGTAGCTTCCTTTCCAACTAATGCTCCTTCTTTTTTTATTATCCAGCCCTCTTCTGTTTTCCTGCAGGATTCTTTGAGGAAAGCTAGACCTTCTTCTTCTTGTTCTAGTTTTGCTATAAAAATGTCAGTTGCTCCGCCTAGATGAATATTGTCATTCATGCACTGGACTCTTAGGTTTCTTAGGTCGTATTTAAATTGCATTGGTAGTGCGCCTTTTGGTTTGCCATGTCCGGTTTGCTGGTTACATCCCACCAATCCTTCTGCTGGACAGGTGTAGCATTTGTCTCCGTATCGGCCTCGGATGATTCTTTTACATTCTTCCCATATCTTTGTCTCTAGCTGTTGTCTTTCCGTCCTAGACTTGCGTTTCTTAGGCCCTGTAGTCCTCTTAGCGGGCTTTTTATTAGCTTTAGGCTTAATCACTCGACTAGCCTGTTTTGCTTTCAGGCTGGCGATTCTACGAGCAGTAGTTTTATCCCGCTTTTCTTTAATCTCCTGCGGTGATTGTTTACGGAAGCCTGATGTTTTCATTGTGTGTCTATTGTATCACTTTCCTCTTTGGTATTTCTTCTTGTCGTATCAGTCGGGTAAAACAGTTCTCACACAGTACACCTGGCTTGTCGTAGTATTGGGTTCGTCCGTCTAATATTTGGTCGCACTCTTTGCAACGAGTTGTTCCGTAGTTAGAAGTCACACTCTTTTATCTTTACTATTATTCGATTACCTCTAAAGTCCGTTAGTCGAGCGTTTGGAACACCAACAAGACCTTCGCTTAGTTTTTCTCCTTCCGCAATTGGTGAGTTTGGGCGAGTCTTTACGTATTCAACAGCTTCTTGGATTGTTCCTGTTACGACTACAGGTACTATTTTTATGCCAAATGTTTGAGCAATGTTTTCTATATCTTCTCGCCTTAACCATGTCTCACCTACTTTGACATCAAATAATATAAAGTCCTGTGTCTGTTTGTAGCCTGAGCCTGACTGAATCTTTCCTCCATATCCTTCTCCGTAAAATACAACATCGCCTTCTCCAAACTTTTGTTCAAATAGTTCTTCATTTGTGTTGCCCGAAAATAACTCTTGCAACTTTTCCATTAGTGGCATTGGCATTTGTGCATTGTCTGTCCTTCCACCAAACGAAACTTTGTGCCCGTCCCAAATAACACGAACATTTGTTCCGTCTACCTTCTCTGTAAAAGTCCATTGATTATCTTTCAGAAACTCCACGCATTCATTTCTATAATCACCCTCTATCAGCTTCTTGTTCCCTTTCATGTCTCGGTTAAACAATGTTTCAATCTTGTGATATAAACTCATATTATTTCTTATTAGCTTCTAAATATAATTGCACTATGGCAAGTGTTCGCCATGCCCACGGCACATGATGTGGGCTTCCTGTTTCCTCGTCTATTGTTCCTAATGCACTTAGGTGTCGTCCCCAGCTTCCCCATTGGTCTTTTGATTGGTTTCTGTTCCAGTGTATTGGTTGTCCTGGCGAGTGCTTTTCGTTTGCTTTGATGCTGTGTCGTCCTATTGCAATAATAGCATCTCTAAAGTATGTGACTGCTACTTCTATGCACTGTTCGTCTGTGTGTTTCATATCAATTGTTTGTTACCTGTGCTTTTTGTGCTTCATCGTTCCACTCCTCAAACTGTTCTAGTGACTTGTCTGTGTTGTAGCGAACTCTAAACCCTAGTCCTAGTATTATGAAGATAAACTCGTACCCATAAGCCATTAACTCCTTCTCAAATTCTATTTGTATGAAGGTCATTGTGTACCAGTTAAAGCCTCCCTTTAGTTGCTCCCATTGATTGATGCCTTCTACTATCCAGTGTTTTGTTTCCATATTATTGCTTGTCATAAAATGATTTAAACTCTTGCTCCTCTTGGCTGGGCCACTTAGTTTGCAAGCCGTAGTTTTCTTGAAGGTGAAGTGTCACCACCTTTTCTACCTCTGTCATCTCCTTAGTAGTTAGCTGGGTTGTGCTTTCCTTGCCGTACATTGATACCATGTAGTGAAACCAGATGACTTCTTTAATAAACTTGCCGGTGATAGGGATGCTCGCGTCCCCTAGGTCTTCTACCATTGTTTTGCGGTCTACTCCCTGAGCTTCACATTCACTCGCAACTTCTTCTATCCATTTATAGAAAGATTTGTTTTGTTGGGTGCTGCGTTGTCTTTCGTTTATTATAACTGCCTTTATCCCAGCTTCTATTTCTTTTTTAGATAGTTCCATAGGGTGTTAGTCTTTACCGTGCTTAAAGTCTTTAACAGTTTTACCTAATTGTATTCTTGCTTCGTAAAGAGCATCTTTTGGAATATCTTTTTCTATACGCATTCCAAACGGGAATCCGCAGATGTGGCAGTGTAATACTATGTTTTCAAAGTCATTTTCCATACGCTATCTTATCTATTAAGGTGATGATGGGCTTTAAGGAAGACGAGAGCTGTCCTGTTCCCCAGCCTTAGACAGTAGACTCAGTGGGGTTTTAATATCTCTCTAAGTCTATATCTTCGTAACTTATCTTCCTCCTTAAAGCCCATCATCTTGTACTGTGTAAGGGGCAGGGCTTAGGGTGCTATGTCTAGCGGTTAGTTCCTGTCCTTTCCATCTCGGACTGACGCTGTGCCATCGCATATTGTAACTAGGTTACTTTTTCAGCCGTGTATGACTAACTCTCCCTAAGCTCTACCTCCTACACATTCCATACTACCAGACTATTCTTCTTTTTGTTCTGGGTTATCCACAGTCTCTAATCCCCACTTTACTTTATACTCTTCTACAGTCTCACAAGTGTCTTGGTAAAACTCTATTGCACTTCTTACTTCTTCGGTGTCACCATAGGTCTTTAATATCTTGTCGGGTGTCATTCCGATTTCCATATCACAATAGATTCTTTCTCCTATTGGTGTAACCATTTGTTTTATTGTATCACGTGAAACTGCCTGTTTTTCACAAAGTATTATTCTTTAAGAACATCTCTACGTTCAATCCATATCTTCCAGAGATTACTGCCTGGGGAGATGACCATGACTTCGATTTCTTCCGATTGCTTCTTGCCGCTTGGTACTGCTTGAATAGTTTGTTCTGTAATTGGGTGTTTGATGTTGATGTATTTTTCGTTTGCATATTTCATGTAAGTTTAAATATTGCTTCTTGGAATGTTAAATTATCTCTCTTCATGACAAAATT